TGTTGAAAAACTACTACAAAGTGGCGAACAAAGTTTAACAACTATTATTAATGGACATTATGAAGAACTTCGAAAAGCAAATCAAATAGCAGAAGCATCAGAAATAGTTATTACATTTCCAAAAGACATTGCGTCTTCTGGTAATCCTTCAAGAATACCGAATACAAGCGATGCAGGCGCTACTACTGCGTCTCGCAGCGGCGGAGGCGGCGGAGGCGGTGGCGGCAAAGGCGGAAAAATATTTGGTGCAGTAGCAGCTGGTGTTGTAGGAGGCGTTGTAGGCGGAGTACTTGGCGGCAACAGTTTAAAAGATAGTTTTAATGATGTATTAGGAGGAATAGCAGGCGGACTTGATAAAAGTCTTGGAGGGTTATTATCAAATTTTAAATCAGGAAACATACAAGGACTTTTTGAAAACATTAGTGGATTTTTAGGAGCGCAAGCACCGCAAAACTTTGAAGCATTCTTGAGTATGATTACAGGCCAGGTATTAACAAAAAGTAGTATCGGAGAAAAGTTATCATCAATAGCACAGGATCCTGCTAGTTTAAATAATCTTGGCTCTGCAAGAATTATTTCAGGAGCAGAAGAAAGCGGAACAGTGCCAATGCCTCAAACAGGGCAAGTTTATGACAAGAGAAATAAAGTTATGACTCGTGCTAAGAATACTGTCAGTAATGATGAAAGAGTTTTCAACTATGGTTCTGGAACATCGATACTAAAAATAATTGAAGATGTAATATTAACAAGCGATTGGGGCAAATCTATAAAAGAAAGAGCGCCTGATGAAAACGGAATGGTTCCGTGGTTTAGAATAGATGCAGAAAGTTACCTAAAACCAAATGCACAACAAGAAAATGTGTTTGGAGAAGATGCAAAAGTAAATCATTACAAAGTTGTAGAGTATAAAGTACATAGTAGTCACTTTCAAAACGCTGGAGCAGCAGGTGTAGACTACAACAGCCTAAGACAAAATGCAAAAAAAGAGTACAATTACATTTATAGTGGAGAAAATACTGATATTGTTAGGTTTGATATAAGCTTCAAAGCAGCATTTTTTCAGTTTATACAACCCGATAGTGGACAACTAAGTATTGATGCAAAAACTGGAGGAACACAGTTTAATCTTACTCAGACAAAGCCTTCTCAGTTAGGATTAAATATTCAACCTTCGGGAGCAAATAGCTCAACTGGGTTAGCTACACAAGGATTTGTAAACTCTAGTAGCACCCAAGGTGGCGGCGGAGCTGGTATTGATAATAGTAAAATAAGATGGGCACGTAAATTTCACGATCAAATACTAGGAAACGGTAGTGTTGACTTAGTTGAAGTTAAACTTGAAATATTTGGAGATCCTTATTTTATAGTTGACAGTGGTATGGGTAACTGGACCGACGAAGCTGGCGATTTAAACACTACTGCTGGAGGACAAGTTGATTATCAACGTAGTGAAGTTGATGTTATATTAAACTTTAGAACTCCAATAGATTACAATCCAGATACTGGAGGAATGATTTATCCAGAAGATACAGTTCCTGTATCTCAGTTTAATGGATTATATAGAGTAACTGCTATTGAAAACAAAATTCAACGAAATATGTTTACACAAGAGCTTACACTACTAAGAAGACGAGGACAACCCGAAGATACAAATACATCAGGAACTTCAGATCAAGCAAATAAAGTAAAAGATGCTAATAGAGCAAGTCAAGTAAACACAGGATTTAATAGTTAAATGCAAAACAACGGACCAATAAAAGCAGAACAAACAAGATCAGTTGATAGTGGTCAAAATGATTCAACACCAGGCACTTATTTGGCTAGAGTTATCAAACATGCTGATCCTTTATATCTTGGAGCATTAGAAGTTGAGCTTCTAAAAATAAGCGAAGCAGGCACAGCAGGCGAAACATTAGGACAAACTTCAATAGTCTACTATGCAAGTCCATTTTATGGAGTTACAGGAGCGCAGCATTTAGGAAAAAACGACACATATTCAAACACACAAAAAAGTTATGGGTTTTGGGCTATTCCTCCAGATCCTGGAACATTGGTGTTGTGTACATTTGTTGAAGGAAGTAGAGATTTTGGGTATTGGTTTGGATGTGTACCTGAAAGAGGTATGACATTTATGTTACCTGGTGGACAACCTAGTACTGAACAAACTAGCGGCCCAGTTCCAACAGAACTAAAAGGTAAAAAACTACCAGCTGGAGAATATAATAAAAAAATAACAAAAATACAAACTAATAATCCTGTAAAATACAAAAGACCTATCAACGAAGATTTTATTGCGTCTCTAAAAGAGCAAGGATTAGTTGAAGATGATATCAGAGGAATAACAACTAGTAGTGCGCAACGTGAATTTCCAAGTGCAGTGGTTGGATTAAGTAGTCCAGGCCCTGTCGACAAGCGTGGAGGTTCACCGCAAGGAAGAATAGGTATAAAAGAAAGCCAAGCAACAGTACATGTAAGTCGCTTAGGCAGTAGTAGCTTTGTCATTGATGACGGCGATGATAAACTTATAAGAGAAGGTTCGCCTGAAGATACTCCCTACAAATACCTAAACAAAGAATCTAGTGAAGCCGGCGGCGATGTGACTAGACCTGCAAACGAAATGATACGCTTTAGAACACGCACTGGTGCGCAAATAATGATTAACACCAGCGAAGATCTAATATATATTAATAATAGCAGAGGAACCGCTTGGATAGAAATGACAAGCAACGGCAAACTTGATGTTTATGCTAAAGATAGTATTAGTTTTCACACTGAAACAGATTTTAACTTTGTTGCTGATAGAGATATTAACTTTGAAGCTGGTAGAAACATTAATATGATTGTAAATGGAAGTATACATCAAAGTGCTGCTGGAAATATGGAAATAAAAGTTGGTGCCAATGGAAATATCTCAGCCGGCGCAGAAATGAACATCAAAAGTGGCGGCGCATTTAAAAACACTGCCGGAGGAAACTTTTCTATCGGAGCAGCAAATACAACAATCTCTGGAGGCGATATCAATCTTAATGGGCCAGCAGCAGAAGCAGCCGCAGATGCAGTTAAAGCAAAGTTTCCGCAACGTGTTCCGCAACACGAGCCTTGGAATGGACACGAAAACTGGAACCCAATAGAAACAGCACCTGATAAAACTGAAGCAGTTGATACAGAAAGTCAAGACGTGCATATGGACGAACGCCCTGTTCATACAGATCGAACTCTAATGAACGACTTATAAATACTACTAGGAGGGCATTATGGTAGCATTTGCAATAAACAACTCGCAGTTAGTTGATCCTATTATTAGGGAATCAATATCTCGAGGAGTACAAGGAATAAATCAGGCAATTGCTAACGCACCTTTGCCTACAGTAGCACTTGTTGGCGGTATAGCTGGCGGTATAGCCGAGGGCAATCTCGAAGGAGCACTACAAGGCGCCGCAGGCGCAGTATTTGGAACATTAGCAGGAAAACTAGCAGGAAACTCAGCAGCATTTGTTGAAAATTTAGGATTTGTTAGTCCTGCTATTCTTGCAGCCGGAAACACTCCTGAAATTGCTGCACAACGCACTGGAAATAATGCAGCCGGAGAAGAAGTAGTAGTCGATACGTATGCAGGCGGCACAAACGCAGCTAATCCAGCAGAAGTTAGAACTGAAATACAAGATACAACTACTAATGCAGTTGAATATATAGCAGATAGTTTCTTACAAGGTGTTCAAGGCGGATTAAGTAGTATAGCAGGATCTTTCCTTGGTGGGTTATTAGGAAAACTTCCTGGTGTAATGGGAGATTTGCTATCAAGTACAGGATTGTCTGGTGCATTAGGAAGTGCATTAGGTGCTATTGATGGCGCTATTGGAAATGCACTTGGAGCAGTATCGGGTGCATTAGGAGATATGGCAGGAAAACTAGCCAGCGGATTAGGAGCAGCTATTTCTGGTATTCCAGGTGTAGGTCCTGTGTTTGATCAGTTCAGTAGAGGAATAGGAGACTTTACAAAAAACCTTTCAGGAGCAGTAAACGGATTACCAACTGGCTTACAAGATATATTGTCCGGCGCTGCTGCAAACGTAGGAGCAAACTTGGTTGGAAAAATATTTAACAAACCAAATATTACTAGCAAAGCAGGTAAACAAATAGCTAAAGATATTATATTCAAAGAAAATCCAGTAGGACAACTTAATAATATGGCAAGTTTAGCCAAACAAATAGATAAAAAAACATTTAAAACAACAAATGATCCTGCATTTGCAAATATGGCAACTGCTTGTAAGCGTTGTGCTAAAAAGTTTAGAACTAAACTTGTTAAAAAGAACAACGGGTTTGGAGTAAGTGTTGAAGAAAAAGCAAAAGAAGATACAATACTAGGCATTGTAGTAGACGGACAAGTATTTAAAATAGGATCATATGACTTTGATAGAATAGTAGAGTTGAATCCTAGTAACAGGTCAACCGAACTATTAAAATTACCCGCCGAAAGTCAAGCCGCATTTAACTATATGACAGTAGGATAAATACGTTATGGCCACAAATGAAAAACCTTTATACAAAAATGTAACAGTATCAAATGACATTGATAACCCTCCTGTAGTTTCTAAACAATACAGAGGAGTTAGCACAGTAGCTAATCCTAAAGGATTTAACTTATACGATATTAGTATAATCAAACAAGATATTATAAATCATTTTCATATTCGTCAAGGCGAAAAACTTGAAAATCCAGAGTTTGGAACTATCATATGGGATATATTATTTGAACCATTTACTGATGACCTAAAACAGCTTATCATTGAAGACGTAACAGAGATAGTCAACTTTGACCCACGAGTTAATGTTGACAGTGTAATCGTTGATAGTTACGAAAGTGGCATACAGATTGATTGTTCTCTAACTTATATTCCTTATAGCATCAGCGAAAGTATGCGTATAAAGTTTGATCAAGACAACGGATTAATTTAAAGTACGCAGTTTTTTACTTCAGGTAAATATACTATAAAGTGAGGAACAGCGAATGTCAACGACCGATAGGCAAAATAGACTTCTACTAGCAGAAGACTGGAAAACAATATATCAAAGTTTTAGATACGCAGATTTCCAAAGTTACGACTTTGATAATCTTCGCAGAACTATGATTACATATATTCGTGAAAACTATCCTGAAGACTTTAACGACTACATAGAGTCCAGTGAGTATCTTGCACTTATCGACCTTATTGCATTTTTAGGCCAAAACCTTGCTTTCCGTACAGACTTAAATGCTAGAGAAAATTTTATTGAAACTGCTGATCGTAGAGAGAGTATTCTCCGTTTAGCAAGACTTATTAGTTATAATGCAAATAGAAATATTCCAGCAAACGGGTTACTAAAAATAGAAAGTGTTAGTACCACCGAAGATGTTATTGATGCCAACAACAACAATCTATCTAATCAAACTATTATATGGAACGATCCTACTAACTCTGATTGGTATGAACAGTTTATTAAGATTATGAATGCTTCGTTGCCAGCAAACTCTACATTTGGCCGTCCTATTAAAAAAGCCATTGTAAATGGTGTAGCAACTGAACAATATCGATTCAGCGCAAGTAATACAGGATTGCCTATATACAGTTTTACAAAAAATATAGACGATGCATCTCGCAAGTTTGAAATTGTTAGTACTGGTATTAATACAGATAATACAACAATATACGAAGAAGAACCATTTCCTGGAAATAAACTAGGATTTTTATATAGAGATAACGGACAAGGTGCAGGAAGTTCAAACAGTGGATTTTTTATGCACTTTAGACAAGGTAGTTTACAAGAAAATACATTTTCTGTAATGAATCCTGTTCCAAATACAACTGTAAATATTGACAGCGATAACATCAACAACAGTGATGTTTGGCTTTACAAGTTAGACAGCAACGGAAATGAAGAATCACTATGGCAAAAAGTTGAAAACACAGAAGGTAATAATATTGTGTATAACAGTGTTACTAAAGGTGTTCGTGACTTGTATAGTGTTCTAAGTCGTGTAAGCGATCGAATAAGTCTTGTGTTTAGTGACGGAACTTTTGGAACATTACCAAAGGGTGATTTTAAAGTTTATTATAGAACATCAGCAAATGAACAGTTTAATATAAATCCAGCTGATATGACAGGAATACAAATACAAGTTCCTTATATTAGTAAAAATAACTCAGCAGAAACACTTAATATTGTGCTAGAATTACAATCAGTTGTTTCAAATGCTGACGAATCAGAATCGAATGAAAGCATTCAAACAAATGCACCTAGTACATATTACACACAAAATCGTTTGATTACAGGCGAAGATTACAATATTGGTCCTCTAGGAGTAAGTCAGCAGATTATTAAAACAAAAAGTATTAATAGAACAAGTAGCGGTATTAGTAGATACTATGATTTGCGTGATGCAACTGGCAAATACAGCAACACATTAATGTTTGGAGATGACGGAAGTATTTTTACAGAAGATTTAAAAAATAAATTTACTTTTAACTTTGTTTCAAAAACAGATATTGAGGCAGTTATTAATAATCAAGTTTTAGAAATAATAAAAAACACACAAACTAAAAACTTTTATTACAAAAACTTTAGTAGAAATGCAAGTATTGCTGATTTAAACTATACATGGAATGCTACAACAAACGAAACAAATCAAAGTAGTGGAATATTTCAAGATCAGTTTTCTGTACCAGTTGCAGTATCGAGTTTTACAGCTACAACAATGAAGTTTGCTGCTGCTGGAAGTTTAGTTAAGTTTACGCCTCCAACTGGATATCATTATGATAAAGATAACAATCTAGTGTTGGGCGAAGTATCTACACTAGGTGACAAAGAATATATATGGACTAAAATTATAAGTGTATATGAAAACGGAACAATAGGTGATATCAATAGTACATTAGGTCCTATTATACTCAACGACGAAGTGCCTTCGACTAGCAAACTTTCAGAAATCATTCCGGTATTAAATAATATCATTGTAAATGATACATTATCACAAATGGTTGATCAAGTATTTGCATTCAAAACATTTGGACTACGATATGATGTTGAAACAACTAACTGGAAGGTTATTACAAACAGTAATCTTGATACAACTAGTGAGTTTGATACAGGAAAAACTGGAGATGCTACAGGCACAAATCAAGATGCTAGTTGGCTTTTCTTGTTTGAAACAGACGGAGAAAAATACACAGTAACTAGTCGTGCTGTAAGATATGTATTTGAAAGTGATAAACAAATACGTTTTTACTTTGACGGCAATGATCGTATATATGATAGTAAAGTTGGTAAAATTATTACTGATAGTATTAGCGTTTTAAGTAATAATAATAAACCTGATATACTAACGCCGTTTAATCAAGACTGGAAATGGCAAGTTGTTAAAGAGTATCGTAGTGTTGATGGGTATATAGATAGTAAAAAACTAGAAGTAGGATTTACCGACAGTGATGCAGATGGCGTGATCGACGATCCAGATTTATTTACAAATATTGTTGCACCTAATTACTTGCCAGATACAAAATATATATTTTCTAAAAAGTTTGAAAAAAATGATGTAGAAACTTACGAATACGTTAACGCCGCAGCTGAATATATTGTAGTAAAACAAACTGAAGCAGCAATTGGCGCATATAGTTCTTATGATGCAAAAACAATATTTTATATTAGTAGCACTAATGTATTTAAAAAGTTTAATTCATTACAAACAGGATTAGAACTATGCATTGATTACAAAGCATATAAAGGTAGAGACAATATTAGATTTGATTACAAACATGCTGCTGCTGAAAATCGACGTATTGATCCAAGTAGTAGTAATATTGTTGACTTATATATTTTAACAAAATCATATGATGTTGAATATAGAAGATATCTTAGGGGCGATATTACAACAAAACCTTTACCACCTAGCAGCGACTCGTTGTTTTTAGATTTTGGTAAAGATATTAAAAAGATTAAATCAATCAGTGATGAAGTAATATATCATCCTGTAAAATATAAATCTTTATTTGGTTCAGAAAGCGATACCGATGTGCAAGCAACATTTAAAATAGTAAAAAATACAAATCGTGTTGTAAACGATAATGATATAAAATCAAGAGTTGTAGATAGTATTAATGAATTTTTTGCTTTAGAAAACTGGGACTTTGGAGAAACGTTTTATTTTAGTGAACTAGCAGCATATATTATGAAGCAAGTTGCGCCCGATATAAGTAGTATTGTTCTAGTACCAAAAAGCGAAACACAGTCGTTTGGTAGTATGTATGAACTAAAAAGCGAAAATGACGAAATATTGATTAGTAGTGCAAGTGTTAGTGATATTGAAGTTATTGATAGTATTACTGCATCAAGACTTAAAGCAACTGCAAATGTTATTACAAGTAACGAAGTTTTAAATACAGGTGTTCAAAGTGCAACAACTTCGACAACTACCATTACTGAAGGAAATGATTACTAATGGCATACAATGACGATCAAAACGAATACCCTGTACCAGGAAGTTCGAACTCAAAAAGAACTTCTGCTTCATTACTTCCGAGATATTTTAGAACTAATCCAAATAAAAAGTTTTTAGGTAGTACAGTTGATCAGTTAACTAATCCAGGTGTTGTTGAAAAGATTAATGGGTTTGTTGGAAGTAGAGTTGCCAAAGCAGTTACTACTAAAGATAGTTATATTAGTGACATCAATTCTAATAGAGAAAACTATCAGTTAGAACCTTTTGCTATTGTGCAGGACAATCTTGGAAATGTAGAGTTTGATGCCGACTATGTTGATATATTAGGACAAATAAGTGCCTTTGGTGGTTCTATTAAAAACCAAGATAAACTTTTTGCCCAAGAGTTTTATGCTTGGAACCCACATATTGATTTTGATAAGTTTACTAACTTTAGAGAATACTATTGGTTACCAAATGGTCCACAAGAAGTTCCTATAAGAGGACAAGGCAGAGAAGTAGTCAGCACTTTTACTATTGAAACTGTAGTTGATGATGATAATACAGCTTATGTATTTTCTCCTGATGGAGTAACACGTAATAAAAGCATAAGATTGTTTAGAGGACAAACATACAGATTTGAAGTTAATGTTCCTGGACACCCTATTAGTTTTGCAACAAGCAGACAGAAAAAAGTTGAGTATTCACCTGATAGTACATTAGTTAGCACGTTGTATCGAGAAGGTATTGTACTAACACATGAAAACGTAGACGACACATTAGTAAATCCACAAGATTACTTAGAAGATGGATTTATTGAAAATGGCGTCATTGAATTTACAGTACCGGGTGACGCTCCTGAAAATCTGTATTATGTTAGTCAAAACGACATTGACAACAGTGGTGCATTTAATGTTTTTGACATAGAAGAAAACAGCGACATAAATGTAGGCGACGAAATAGTAGGCAAGAAAACATACACAACTATTGATGGTTGGAATATGTCAAATGGTATGAAAGTATATTTTCAAGGCAATGTAACGCCAGCAACATATGCACAAGGTCTATACTATGTCGAAGGTGTAGGCAAATCTATTAAACTAGTTCCAGTTAGCGACCTTGAAGTTCCGGCTATATTTACACAGGATACACAAGTACCTTTTGATGTAAACGGATTTGACCGTGTTCCTTGGAGTAATGCTAGAAGTTACGCAGGAACTAAAGATTATATTTGTATAAACAGAAGAGACACTAGTAGAAATGCATGGGCCAGATACAATCGTTGGTTCCACAAATCGGTTATTGAAAAAAGTGCAAATATTAACAATCAGGCAATTGAGTTAGATCAAACAGCAAGAGCTAAACGTCCTATCATCGAGTTTGAACCAAATTTACGTTTGTGGAATCACGGTAATGAAGCTAAACTTAATGTTGATTTAGTTGATACATTTACAAAAGATGTATTCAGTACAATAGAAGGTTCTGTAGGATATAACATTGATGGAATAGATTTAGTTGAAGGAATGCGTATACTGTTTACAGCAGATACTGACAGTTTAGTAAAAGATAAAATATTTAAAGTTAAGTTTATTACTCATACTAATACTACTCAAATAAGTTTAGTTGAAACAGACGATACTGATCCTATTCTAGATCAAACTGTACTAGTCAAAGACGGAGTTAAAAATGCTGGAAAAATGTATTGGTATAATGCAACAGGATGGCAACCGGCTCAAGATAAAACAGGATTAAATCAAGCACCAAAGTTTGATTTGTTTGACAGTAGTGGAAATAGCCTAGGAGATAATACAGTTTATGATAGTACAGATTTTGCTGGTAATAGACTTTTTACTTATAGAGTAGGAGAAGGTGCTAACGATACAGAACTTGGATTTCCGCTTACATACAAAAACTTTGTAAATATCGGCGATATTGTTTTTGATTTTTCTTTACTTGCAGAAGATTACAAGTATAAAGTCAATAGTATTTTTAAAACTATAAGTAGTGATGTTTTCTTCTTACAAGAATATAATAATCAAGTTATATCATACACTAATGCTTGGAAAAAAGCAAACATAAAAAGTAGTCAATATGTTATACAAAAATACACTGGCGAAGAATACACAAATAGATTTCCGATTAATGTCTATAACAATAGTGCAGACCTAACAGACTTAGAAATAAAAGTATATGTCAATAATAGTTATAAATCTGATTATCAAACAGTCAACGAAAATAAAACAACTAAGGTTATACTTCCTGACGATATTGGATTTACTGATATTGTTGTTATTAAAACTAAAAGCTCAGCAGACAAAAACAATAATGGATATTATGAGATTCCACACAACTTTGAAAGAAATCCGTCTAATAAAAATATTACAGATTTTACATTAGGCGAAGTAAATGATCATGTTGAAGGACTAGTTTCAGAAGTTGCAACATTTGCAGGTATTCAACCTGGCATAAACAATCTACGAGATTTAGGACCAGTTGCCGAATATGGCCGAAAGTTTGTTCAGCACAGTGGCCCGTTAAACTTGTCACTTTATCATCTAGTTAATAAAAGTTCAAATGTTGTTGCAGCTATTAGATATGCACTAAATGAATATACTAAGTTTAAAAGACAGTTTGTACAGACAGCAACCGAAACTTCATTTAACGGAACAGTAAAAGAATATGTTGATTTTATCTTTAATGAAATCAATAATACAAAGACTACTAGTACTCCTTTTTATAGTACAGATATGGCAGCTACAGGCGGCAGTAAAAAGATTGAATACGAAATACTCGATAGTAGATTAACAGTTTATTCACTATCAACAGTATTTGATAAATCTGCCATTAGTAATAAAGCCTTGTACATATATCTAAATGATCAACAACTTGTGTTTAACAAAGATTATACATTTACAGGAACTGGATTTGTAGATATTTCAGCAACACTAACTGATGGCGATATATTAACTATACACGAATATGATAATACTGAAGGTAGTTTTATTCCACCAACGCCTACAAAAATAGGAATGTTCCCGGCATATGTTCCTGAACTATTTGTTGACTCTAGCTATCAAACTCCGCAAACTGTTATTAGAGGCCATGACGGCAGTATTACACTTGCTTATAACGATTATAGAGACGATTTGATTTTAGAAATGGAAAAGCGTATTTTTAATAATCTAAAAGTTGATTATAATCCAGATATATTTGACATAAATGATATTGTAGGTGGCGCAGATAGAAATACAAAAATATCATCACAAGAAATTAATAATATTATTATCAAAGATTTTATTGACTGGACTGATGTTGCAAAGATTTCTGATTATACTAAAAATAACTTTATAGTACAAGGAGATAGTTTTACTTATAACTATACAGGAAGTACAAATGACCGCAATGAAGCAGTACCAGGATTTTGGCGCGGCATTTATAGACAGGCATTTGATACTGATCGCCCGCATACACATCCTTGGGAAATGTTAGGATACGGAATACAACCAGCATGGTGGGAAAACGTTTATGGCCCAGCCCCTTACACAAGCAATAACTTAATACTTTGGACCGACCTGCAAAACGGCGTGATTAGAGAACCTGGTAAAACAATACTAAGAAATAAAAAATATATTAGACATAACTTACTAAAGCATATTCCAGTCAATGAAAATGGCCAACTAATATCACCTTTAGAAAGCGGATACGTAAGCAACTTCAGTTATGCACCACAAAGTCAAAATCTATTTGAGTTTGGCGACGAAGCACCAACTGAAACAGCGTGGAGAAGAAGCAGTGGTTATCCGTTCAGCTTGATGATTGCTGCATTGATCGTTAGACCTGCACATACAATGGGTGTTGGATTTGACAGAAGTAGAACACAGCGTGACATTGCTGGAAACTTAATCTATACTGCTACAAACAAAAGAATAAACACAACGGATTTAATATTTCCTAAAATAGAAAATGCTGTAAGTGCAGGATTTTTAAACTATATTAGTGAATATATTAATGCAGATTCTTTGTATCCGTATACCACATACACTAATAATCTAAAACTTTTAGATAATAAAATAGGATTTAAACTTGCTGGGTTTGCCGAAAAGAACAAACTAAAACTAGTATTAGATAGTAAAACTCCGTTGAATAAAGGAAACATATTTGTTCCGGATGAAAACTATAACATTGTTTTGAGAACTTCTAGTCCCCAAATAGTAGCAACTTATAGTGGTGTGATTATTGAAAGAACACAAAGTGGATATCGTATAAATGGATATGATAAAGATACTCCGTATTTTAAATATAATATACCAAGAGAAAGTGCAAATGATCCTTTTGTAAATGTCGGCGGTATAAGTGAAGCATATATAACGTGGACTGAAAATAAGTTTTTAGTTGCCGGTAAACTTGTAGAATATAACGATAGATATTATAGAGTAAATGCAAATCATACTACAACAACTGACTTTGATTTAAGTTTATATACACCGCTACCGAGCTTACCTGAAAACGGTGGCCGCGGCGCCTATTTTAGAAAGTCTTTTACAAATGAAATATCAACACTTGACTACGGAACAATATTAAACGATGAACAGCAAGTAGTTAACTTTTTATTAGGATATCAAAAATATTTAAAAGACATTGGATTTAAGTTTGAATATTTTAACAAAACAACCGAAACAGTTGAAAACTGGCAACTAGCATCTAAAGAGTTTCTATTTTGGATAACACAAAACTGGGCAAATACTAGTACGATAACTTTATCACCTTTAGCTAATCAGATTGAATTTGAAAAAGAGTTTTATGTAGTTGACAATGTATATAATAATCTTTATGGATTTGCAGTGTTAAATGAAAATGGAAATGTAGTTAGTAAAAATCGTTCTAGTATATATAGAGATAATAGCAACAAATTTAGTTTAACATCAAATGAAGAAGGCATCTATCTTATTAAACTACCGCTGATACAAAAAGAACATCTTGTATTGATCGATAATACAACAGTATTTAATGATACAATATATGTTCCTGAAACTGGATATAGACAAGAGCGTTTAAAAGTTGTAGGTTATAGAACTGATGAATGGAATGGTAGTTTAAATATTCCTGGATTTATATACGATGATGCTAAGGTTACTGAATGGACTAGTTACAAAGATTATAAAACTGCCGAACTAGTAAAATACAAAGAATTTTACTATGCAGCTAGGTTTACACACAGCGGCACACAGGAGTTTGTCAACGGAAACTGGAGTAGACTAGATAGTAAACCTACAAGTGAACTAAAACCAAACTGGGATTACAGGGCAAATCAGTTTGCAGATTTTTACGACTTAGATACTGACAACTTTGATAGCGAACAACAAAGATTAGCACAGCATCTTATTGGGTATCAAAAACGTGAATATCTTGCTAATATTATACAAGACGATGTTAGTCAGTATAAGTTTTATCAAGGATTTATACAAGACAAAGGTACATCAAACGCTATTACAAAACTGTTTGATAAACTTGGATCAGCAAATACTGATAGTGTAGAGCTATACGAAGAATGGGCAATACGTGTTGGTAGATACGGTGCAACTACAAGTTATGACGAAGTTGAATTTAAACTAGACGAAAGCCAGTTTAGAATTGAACCACAACTTGTAGAGTTTGTTGAAACTGTAGATTCGATACGTACAGACTTGGTTTATCAATATCCAAGAAAAGACGTTTATCTTTCACCAGATGATTATGCACATACATCGTTGCCGTTAACAACAAATAGTACAGAATATACTAAAACTGCTGGTTATGTTAAACTAGATCAAGTGAACTTTTTAACAACTACAAAAAACGATATGTTGGTTTTGGATATTGATAGTGTTGACATTGGTAGTTATATATGGGTACCAAAAGATGCACAATCGTGGAATGTTTACAAGCATATTGTATCGCCTATATCTATTGAATCTATTGAAAAGACAACATTAGGATTTAAAGCAAACTTTAGTAAGCCTATTACGTTTGTAGAAGGCGATATTGTTGGATTCAATAATATTAATAATGAAGTTAATGGCTTTTGGATTGTACAAAATATTGGATATACAGATATTGAGATACAACTAGATAATCCAATAACTGAAGATTTTATTGACCTAGCAGATAGCACTCTTGGAATAGTATCAGAACTATCATCACGTAGAGTATCAACTCCTGCAGATATAAACAATATTACTAAACTTTATGATTTAGACGATGATGATAGAGTGTGGGTTGACAATACTGGAAACGGAACATTTGGAGTATACGACAGCAGTATTATACGTAGTTTTAAACAAAGTATTACAGCACCTGAAATAGACAATAGGGAGTTTGGATCAGCTGTATCTGTTAGCAACAATAATACTACATTGGCAGTTGGAACACCTGATAAAGATAATGGCAAAGTTTATGTATATACTCGTGGCAGCGAAGCCAGTGAATTTAAATTAAAACAGACATTAGAACCATTGTCTAATCATCATGATGGTGGTGCGTTTGGTACAAGTGTTGAAATAACAGACAATGGTCAGTATTTGTATGTTGGCGCACCAACTGCTGCTAATGTTAAAACACGTTATAGAGGTATATTTACTGAAGGAGAAAGTTATCTAGCAGGCGATTATGTAAGTCAACGTGGAGCAATATGGAGAGCACTAGTTAATGTTACAGCAGAAAGTTCTACTATTAATCTACTAAGTCAAGATTGGGAAATATCAGAACTAATAGTTACAGACACATCTGGAACAAGTCTTGGATATGCAAACCAAGGCGTGGTTTACATTTATAAAAGACTAATAGATCAGTCTTTTGATTTAGTAGACATTATTTTAAGTCCAGATCCAACAGAAAACGAACAGTTTGGTATTGCAATTAAATCAGCTTCTCCAAGTGATTTCCAACATAATACTGTTATTAGAAGTCTTAGAGACAACGGCCGTGTTTACTTTGTTAACAACAAAGGGCAAGATGCTGTAACATCTTATGCATATTCAAGAGACACAAACTACAAAGGTGAATGGGAAAGTATTGCAAAATATATTCCTAATAATATTGTCTACTATGAAGGCGAACTTCGTCAAGCTAATACAACAGTACTTGCAGGTAATCCTTTTGATAACAGTCAATGGGACGTACTTGATACATATGTTGATTATTTAGGTTATGTTCCTGATTCTTCAGAAGAAACAGCGCCAGCTCTTAACGATAGTAGTGATTTTTTAAATGCATTGGGCATCGGCACAACTTATGATATTAGTAAAAATGGCGAAGTATTGGCACTTGGTGGTATACAAAACGGCGGCGAATATCGTATTGCAATCTATAGAAAAACAAACGGCAGATTTGTGTTTGACGAAAACATCAACCCTGCAACCGAAAACGAAGCGTTTGGAACTACATTAAGTTTAAATGACGATGGTTCTAAAATAGCAATAGGCGCACAGCTATCAAATATCAATGGTATTTACAATGGTGCAGTATATGTATACAAACTTACAAACGAAGCATATGTTCAAGATCAAATATTGCTTGCACCCAACGGAGAAAAGACTGAAAGATTTGGCACAAATGTAAGTTTTAACTCTAATAAACTTGCTGTAACAAGTCGCAACGGCGATACCGCAGCATATGTAACATTTGATCAAGAACTTACAGAGTTTGATAATAAAGCAACAAATATATTTGATAAAATCAAAGATAATGGACAAGTTTATGTATACGAAACATTAAACAACAAGTTAGTATATGCTGAAAAACTTTATTCACAAGTAGACATATCTGATTCTTCTAATATATTAAGTGTATTAAATAGAAATCATTTGTATGTTATTTCGATTGGAACTACTGTTGATGATAAAACAGGACTGATTCAAGATCATAGAACTGATTTAAATGCTACTGCTTGGAATATTAATAGTCAAGGCGATAGTTATGTTGATATTGATAAAATCAAAGGTGTGTGGCTATATGATACAAACACAAATGATTTAATCACATATCTTGATTACATAGATCCAATAGCAGGCCGTATTGCCGGACCGGCAGAACAAGAACTTAGTTATAAAACTTATTATGATCCAGCAGTTTACAATGTTGGTACTAGAGATACCGGTGTATCAGATCTTTGGGGGAAACAACAGGTTGGAAAACTATGGTGGAATCTCGATGCTATAAAGTGGTATAATCCATATCAAGGAAGTATACAATATAAATCAAATACATGGAATCAGATTATTCCTGGATTTAGTGTAGATGTATACGAATGGGTTGAGAGTGACTTGTTACCAAGCGAATGGGATCAAATAGCTGATACTACCGAAGGCTTGGCCAGCAGCATAAGTGGAACATCATTATACAGTGATGATTCTTATGTAAGAGCAAGAGTATATGATAGTGTAGCAAATGTATTTGCACCAAAATATTATTTCTGGGTTAAGAATAAAAATACACTGCCTACTACATATGGCAGGAAGATTAGTTCGTTTGATGTTGCAAACTTAATAGCAGATCCAGCAGGACAAGGTTATAGACATGTTACATTACTCGATGGCAAAAAGTTTGCATTACATAATATAAAAAATCTAGTAAAAGACAAAGATACTATTTTGCATGTTGATTACTATGTTCAAGACAATGCAGAAAATAGAAATATTCACAGCGAGTATGCATTAGTTGTTGAAGGATTAGCATCTAGCAAGCCAAACAATGACATTGTCGACAAGTGGGTTGATAGTTTAGCAGGCTACGACAGAAACGGAAGAGTTCTGCCTGATTTAAATATTAGTGTTGCTCAAAGATACGGTATTTTAAATAATCCAAATCAAACTATTTTTGTTAATAGACAAGAAGCATTAAAACAAGTTGTTGAAAGAGTAAACGGAGTATTGTCTCAATATACAATAGTTGATGATTTTGATATTTCTCCATTATTCCAAACAGAAACTCCTCCAAGTAAGTTTAGCAATGAGTGGGATACTCAAATTGACAGTGAAAGTTTGTTGAGATTTGTAGGTACTGCAAAAATCAAACAAGCAACTCTTACGCCTATTATTGTTGATGGAACTATTACAGGTGCAACTATTACGCAATCTGGTAGAGGATATGTTGATAGTAACTATACAACAGGCAAACGTCATGGTCCTACTGTAACTGTAGAAGGACAAGGTTCCGGCGCAGAGTTAAAAACTTACATCAACAATCTTGGTCAAGTTATTGAAGTTGAAGTAGTTGATGGTGGCAAAAACTATTTAAATGATACTACGCTTATTGTGCGTCCATTTAGTGTCCTTGTAACAACTGACTCCGAAGTAGGCGGCCTATGGGCAGTGTACAACTGGATGTCTTCTACACAGGAATGGTTTAGAAACTATATTCAAAGCTATGATGTTAACAAGTATTGGAGATATGTTGATTGGTATTCAACTGGATATAACGAAGTTACATCTATTGATTTTGTGATTGACGGAAGTTATGCACTTGAAGCATTAGACGATAAACTAGGAAATACTGTTAAGATTGAAAATATTGGCAGCGGCGGCTGGATATTATTAGAAAAGATTGACAATCAAGTTGAAGTAGACTATACTATTAACTATAAAGTAGTAGGTAGACAAAATGGTACAATAGAGTTTAGCAATACACTATATCAAAACGATGCAGTTGGATTTGATAATATAATCTATGATATATCGTTATATGATAGCGAACCAACAGACGAAATAAAAATAATACTATATGCACTAAGAGATAACTTATTTGTTGATCAGCTAGAAGTAGAATGGAACAAACTATTCTTTAGTAGCATTAGATATGCAATGAGCGAACAAGTTGATTTAGATTGGATATTTAAATCAAGTTTTGTAGTTGCAAAACACAATGTCGGAGAGCTTACACAAAAAGTAACATATCAAAACGACAATCTTCCAAACTATCAAGATTACATAGAAGAAGTAAAACCGTATAGTACTAAGATTAGAGAATATATTAGTTCTTATGGTAGAACAGAACCAACACAAACTAGTGTTACTGATTTTGATTTACCACCTCGTTATGATGCAGAGCGTGGACAGATTATTAGCGAAACTATTAAGTTTTTCAACAATGGCATTACTGGTATAAATGATACTACAACTACATATCCACAAAAGCATTGGTTAGATAATGTTGGATTTGAAATAACAGAGTTTGTGGTTTACACCGGCGGCAGCGGATATACTGACACTGCAAATGTAACAGTAAGCGGAGGCGGCGGCCCAACACTAGAAGGGCTTGCTTATATCGGCGGCGGTTCTATACAATATATAGAAGTTAATACTACAGGCGCAAAATACTTTACAACACCAACTGTAACAATAAACGGAAGTTTAACAGAGGATGGTGTTGATGCAGTTGTTTATGCACAAATAGGAAACAGTGTAATCAGATCAACTCATATGTTAATGAAGTTTGATAGAGTTGTTGGTGCATATTACTTTACTACATTAGATGAAACAGAAACTTTTGTTGGCAACGGTGGTTTAACTGATTTTAGTTTAAAATGGCCATTGAGTACAAACAGTGCTGATATATCAATAACTGTAGCTGGCGAACCGCAGTTACTTAGTGATTTTGTATCATCAAATGTTATTGATACAACCAAAACCTTTGATAGATTTCGTGGTAAAATAACATTTGCAAATGCACCTGCAAATAATGCTCAGATTGTTATAAACTATAAAAAATCATCTAGTTTATTAACAGCCGAAGATAGAATAAACTTCTTCTATAAGCCTACTACAAATATGCCAGGAAAAGAACTAAGTCAGCTAATGGACGGTGTTGATTACGGCGGCGTACAAATGGATAGTATCGGCTTTGGAGAAAATACCGGATTTGATGCAAACGGGTTTGGTATTGATTTTGATACATTTGACACTAACTACGAAGACGAGATTATTACACTAGATGGTAGTACTCAAATAATAACACTGAGTAGTGTTTTAGACTCAGGTGTAACATACAACGTGTATCTTAACAATGTAAGAATAGATGATCCTGCATATGACGGAGTTAGTGTAACAGCTAATCCAAATGCAAAAATGGTATCACCACAAGGCGACAATATTACAAATACTATATTCTTAGATAGTGATGTTATAGAAACCAAAGACGGCGATATTGTGATCATTAGAAAATCTACTAGTGATGGTAGTTTTACTCCAGAGTCAACAGCATTTGATGTAAGTTTGCAAGGTGGAAACTTTGAATATACAACTGCAACTGGAATAGATTCTGGAGATATAGTTGTTGATGGCGACGGATTTGTTACAGAAACAAACAGTAAAGGACCAGAAGAACAAGTTCCGGGACAAGTACTAGATACAGTTGATATTCAAGTGTACAATAGAAGTTCAGACGGACAAGGTGTTATTAGTGTTAGAAACTATATCACAGATGGCACAACTATCGAATGGGAGTTTGATAGTTTTCCACAATCAAATACTACACTGATTGTAAAAGTTGACAGCGATATTATTGATAACAACGATCTAAATGTTGATTATGAAAACAAAGTTATAAGTTTAAATGATAGTACAGCACTAGATGCAGGAAAAAATCTTTCTATACTATCAATCGGAACTAACGGAGTTGATTTACTTGATAGTGATAATATTGTTTCTACTGGTGACACTTTTATATACGATTTGCCAATCACATGGAAAACTGGATTAAGTTCTTTTGTAACAATCAATGGTGTATTACAAAATGATACAACTGACTACGGGCTTACAGAATCAGATAACAATACAGCACAGCTGGAGTTTCCGATTAAAATAACTGCCGGCAAAATTATTGGATATACAATATATGATGGTAATGTAAACCAATACAGTCAGATGGTAATCGACAATACCTTTGCAACAGATGGCCAAAATAAAGTTCATAGATTTACAAATGATGTTGCATTGCCTATTATTAATAAGCCTCTTGCACATAATATTTTAGTCAAGCGTGGAGATGGTAGATTCTTAAATGCAGGCTATAGAAAAAAATATACAATAGATAGTAATAGATCATATGATATTGATAGATGGCAGTTTGAAGATACAACAGCCGTTAGAAATACAGATGTTATACTTTATATTAATGGTTCTATTGTTAATGTTCTTGATTACTATTATGATACTGCAAACGGTAGAGTAGAACTTCTTAACAACAATGTTGGACTTATTGGAGATACATTAGAAATCTTTATTATTAGAGATGCAGAATATTACTTTATAAACACAACAGTAGAAATACAAAATGGCACAGCAGTTAATGATCCAGTAGTTGGGCAAGATATAAGTTTTGAATTGGCTGATGATAGTACTACAGTTATTGCTTGTGTTGAAAAGTTTAGTAGATCAGGTTCAACACTATTAATAGAACTACAAGGATATATTAGAGAATTATTCCAACTAAAAAGTATTGACGACACACCGGAGATTGTAGCAAGTTGGGAAAATGATAGTACAAAAGCAGTTATTGGAGATATTACTCTTATAGAAACAGATATTTTATCATTAACTGAAGCACCAGCTGATTGGGAAACTATAGACATCTATGTATTCAGTAATCACGATATAAACGGATTTGAAAGAAATACATATGATATTGTTTGGAATACAAATCAAGCACCTGCTGGAACACAGTTTTATATTGATAAAAACTTATTAAGCAGAGGATTTATCAAACTTGAAAAACCTGCATTAAGTGCAAACTTTGTTTGGGTATTTAAAAATGGAATATTGCTTTCGCCACAAAACGATTATTCACTTGATGCTAGTGGAACAGGCGTTCAGCTTTACAGTAAAGTTACATCAAATGACAAAGTTGAAGTATTGCAGTTTACAGGATTAACAAGTAATCCTAAGTTTGGATATCGTATTTTCAAAGATATGTTAAATAGATTCCACTTCAAGCGTTTAAATAAAGACAACGAATACGAGTTGCAACAACCATTAAACTATTATGATTCTAATATTCAACTAGTTGACAGTACAGGTATTCAAGAACCTAACAAGGCATTGGGTGTACCGGGTGTTGTTTGGATAGACAAAGAGCGTATTGAATATTTTAGTGTTGATGGCAACCTTCTTAGACAGATAAGAAGAGGTACTTTAGGCACAGGCATTAAAGAACAATATTCAACAGCAACAAAAGTACAAGGCCAGGGTATAGAAGAAAATATTCCTTACAAAGACGAAACATCTAAAACTATGTTTGTTGGCGATGCTAGTACCAAGGAGTTTATACTTGATTTTGTTCCAACTAGTATTAACGAGATTGATGTATTTTTAGCTGGAGCTAGATTGCGTAAAGATAACATTATAACATTTGACAAAACAGTAGATCAAGATTCACCTGAGGCAGATGTAACAATAGATCCTGAATATACTATTGAAAATATATCAACAGAAAGCGGCACAGTAACCGTGCTAACACTTGCAGATTATATTGACCCTCCTGCAGACGGAACATTTATTGAAGTTGTTCGTCGAACAGGAAGAATATGGAATGATACAGGAAAAACTCTAGCAGATAGTGAAAATCAAATAGCTAGATTTATAACAGACAAAACAATATCGCTACCACGATAAATACAGTATAGAAACGGAATGGAAACATGATTAACGAACAAAGCGGTGTACACCTCGAAGGACACATAAAAATACACAATCCAGAAAGTGGGCATGTATTTGTTAACAAGCGCAATGCTATTCATTATGAAAATATGAGTATTAGTCTTGCTGAAAGTCTTGGCAATGCTGGATCAGGCTACATATATCAAATGGGGTTTGGCAACGGCGGAACAACTGTTGATCCAACTGGTATTATTACATACTTAACACCAAACAGCACAGGTACAAATGCAAGTTTGTACAATCAAACATATGCAAAAGTGGTAGACGATCGCAGTGTAAACAATGTTGACCCTCAAAGAAATAAGATTGAAACACGTCACGTTACTGGTACAAACTATACAGATATTGTTGTAAGTTGTTTGTTAGATTATGGAGAACCAGAAGGACAAGATGCATTTGATACTGCTGCTAATACAGAACAACAGTTTGTATTTGACGAGCTAGGGCTAGTCGGATATTCATCTAGCGGAACAGGAAGACTTCTTACACATGTTATTTTCCATCCAGTACAAAAATCACTCAATAGGTTAATACAAATTGATTATACTGTAAGAGTACAAAGTCTTTCGGGAGGTAATACTTAATGGCATATGAGATTCCATTCACTGATCAATCCAATAAGGGTATTATAACTGTTGAAGATAATGCAATCAATACCGAAACTAGTTTAAAACTTCCAGGCAGATTATTATCAGATTACGGAGTTGCTGTTAATGAAAACTTTTTAAAACTATTAGAAAACTTTTCAAACGCTAACCCGCCATTAAATCCTGTTGAAGGACAACTTTGGTATGATACTACAGACAGCATAGATCAGTTAAAAATATATGATGGTACAAACTGGGTTGCAGCCGGCGGCCTAAAAAAGAACGCATCAGAACCTGATAGCACAAACAGTGTTAAAGGAGATCTTTGGGTTAATACATCAACTAGTCAGTTATATTTGTATACAGGCAGCGGCTGGTTATTAATAGGACCAGATTTTAGTAACGGAAATACTACTGGAGCAAAATCAGTTGAGTTAATAGATACCGGTGATGTTACCCGAACGGTAGTTGTAGTATACATTGAAAATATACCAGTTACTATTACAAGTAGAGTTGAGTTTTCACCTAAGACAGCATTTGCTGGATTTAAT